CGATAACGCCCTTTAGCTTTACGAGTCTCATCGTCTTTATTGCCTACTTGACCGGCATCAGCATAAGAGTTATTATCTAGCTCAGGTGCATTAAGCTCCACAGTAATCTGGAAGCGTGGAGAGCGGTTTAAGCGCATCTCTCTAGTCATGCTATCTAAACCAAAAGTCTGTTGGATAAAACGAACATCGATACAGCCCCGTTCTAATACCCAACCAAACTGGAACTCACCGTCAAGGAGACGAGGAATACGTTGATTAAATTCCATGTAAGGTTCGGTAGAGTTCCGAACAGTAAATTGAAAAGAGGTGAAGCTACCAGCTAATACCTGTTTACCTGATACTTGGTCTTGGACATATACATCTACGTCAAACCCAGACATAGGGTCCAGTATAGCGTTATTAATAGCAGCACGAGCAAGTACTTTAGCCATAATATTAATTTCCGTGTGGTCTGTAGACTACCTAGTCAAAAGGTAGAGGATTACTTATCCCCTACCTTCAAGCTAGACCTATTTAAGTTAGAACTCTTCGATAGACTGCCCAGGTTGTGCATTCAAGGAGATGTTAGCCCGTAGGTCTAATACATCAGTAACCTTGATGTAATCGGCAGGGAAGGATGGAGTCCCCTGAATAAGGATGTTAACAACTCCGCGGATTAAATCCGCTTCGGTATTATTACGTTCGTCACAAATGGTGGGAACATAACGCATCAACCACTCATCTCGCATAAACTGCGCTAATAGAGCGTCACATGCAGTAGCTATACGTCCCCATAGTTGCGGTGTAGCAGGTAAGGACTTATAGGGCAGCAGTGCTTTATAGATAGCGTCACGTACTTGGTCCCAAGTATGTACGACGGATACATAACGAAGTGCCGGTTGATTAGAGGTTGTTAAACCATTAAGGAACTTGTAGGCACCGATAGTATCATCACGGTAGATTACTTCAGCATTAGCCCGAGTGTAAGCTTCTAAGACTTGAGGGTTAGAAGGAATATTGGAATAGGTAATCCCAACAGGAACCCGGTCGCCATAGACAGAAGCAGGAGATACATGGGGTGGGCGGGAAGCACCTAAACCGATATAAGCACCTACAGATGCGGCTTGTTGATAGTTAATACGATTAGGAGTTGTACCTTGGACTACACCCGCGATTTGGATAAACCGGGGGGAATCTGCCTGAGCACGTAAGGTAATAGCCTGCCGGGGAGAAGAGTTGGGTCCAAGTTGTACAACAACACGACGATATCCGCCCAAAGTGGGATTAGACCCGTCTACAATCTCTTTAGCGTAATCAAAGACTTCTTTGTAGTCACGGTCATCATAGTTAATACCAACAATGCCAATCCAGGTTACATCCATAGACTGAATTTGGCGTAAAGCATTAAGATAACCGTTAATCCGTGCGCGAACAGCAGAAGGAGGGTCGCTGTCTAAGAACTCTGCTCCTTTTAACAAAGGAACGTCTTTAACAACAGAAGCACCTTGAGCATTTACACGGGTAAACCCAGAGTTATAAACAGGGTCAATGGTCTCTAACGCAGGAGCCACACGTAAAGGTAAAGACTGATAAATCGTCTTAGGTAAAGAACTCTTAGTGGTACTAGGTACAAACTCTAAAGTCGGGATAAAGTAAGCACGGATCAAGTTAGACTCGCGAGTATCCAAGTAAAGACCAGTATTAACATCAACGTTATTGTTAGATAAATAGAACGTCTCAGTTTTACTAGTACCAATAGATACATTCGGGTCAGTGTCTTCTACTTGTAAGTAGAACTTAGCAGTATCTTCGTGTACCTCATCTGGCAAAATAGTAACCTTAAGGTTATTACCATAGAAGCCAGGGCTTAATGCTTGTACCCGTAATAGCGGGGTCCCATCTAGAGCATAGAAGTCGCGGAAGGCATACTGAGCGCTATTGCGACCACCAATAAAGCTATAATTCTGGTCATCACCGTAGTTAGCGGTAGAGAATAACTCTTCTTCATCAATACGCATCAACAAGTCACGAGTCTGTGCCTGAGATACAAAGTAAAGAGTCTCACCAGGAGTAGCAAGTTCCAAGAAACTCGCCGTAGGATCTTCTGTAGGTACCTCGACAGAAATACTCTTAGCTACTGCGTTAAAAGATAAAACAGGATACTCCTTACCATTAAAGAGCAGCGAGTAATCAGTAGGGTTAAGAGTAAGAACGTTAGGGATAGACTCCACTACGATTACACCCAAAGTATTGCTGCTATAAACAGCAGTGGGACCAGCTACATGACGGATAAGGTTCCAATAGATACGGTTACCCTCAACACCGCGGAAGGAAGGTATACCAGTGAAGCTGTAAGGCGTTTTACTAAAGTCCGTCTTAATATCGCTGAACATTGAAGACATAGCCGGACTATCATAAATAGCGTTTTCTAAATCCCGGAGGATATAGTTAGCTTGAGTATTAGCCGGATAAGCCTCGTCAGACCCAACAACGCCACCTGCAGTAACCTTTGCTTTCATGAAAGGTACCGTCCACCGCATATTAGATGTAATATACAGCTTGGGGTCACCTTCTTGACCAAAGATATGCTTTAGACCAAAGGACTCTTTACCTAACTTGGCTGCACCAGTTATCGTATTAGGGCTGGTCTGATAGAAAAACTCTAACGGCACCCCACCACTACCCTCAGCCAATACAAAGTAGGAATCATACTGAGAACCAGGCAAGCGGAAGTATGTCCGGCCAGTATCAACTGCTGTCATAGAAGCAGTAGAATCTACGGGTTGAAAAGCGTAGCCTATAATGGCTTGAGTCTTAGATGCAAAGTGAACTTTAACACTAAGTGTAGTAGCAGTAGTAACATCAGAAGTAACTAAAGCGTAAGACTTAACCTTAGATACTAGACGGACATCACCTTCGATTTTTACAGTGATGGTACCAGCAGTGGCATTATAAGGAGTAGTTACAGCTGCTACTTCGTAATTAGTCTCTAAGTCATTAGAGAAAGTCAGCTTAGTGCCAGCATTAATAGTAGAAGCGAGTAATCCACCAAAGGTAACCAAAGTATCTAAACCGCTAAGCGCAACTCCAGTTACTACGGGAGCAAAAGATACAGGCATGTCAACTTCAGCAGAGCCGCTAATCGTTTTATCAAAGGTTAGAGTTAACGAGTTAGAGGCAAAAGACGCAGTATTAATCTCAAACGCCTGTCCACCAAAGAGGGCAACGGAATTAGCTAAAATACTTAACTGGTCAGTCGTAGGAGTAAAGGCTAAATTATTCTTAAGTAGTCCATTAACCTTAAGTGCCTTGGTTTCTGTTACCGCCTCTACTTTACCAGCGATGGTCGTGTCAGGAGTAAAGGAACCTTTAACTAAAACACCCATTAAGCCAGTGGGCTCATCAATAATAAAGGGTTTAGATACAATAACTAACCCGTTCGGGTGAGCATACGTAGAGGATTTTAGAGCAAAACCTGCTTCAAGGTACTGTTCTACATAAGCATTAGCACCTTCGGTGTAACTTACAATCTGATACTCGTCGTTAGCAGTATTATGAACAGTAACCGATAAGCTCTGCGAAGTATCTTCGTAAACAACAGGCTCAATGGAAGAACCGCTCTTAACATCTACGAGGGCAAAGTTATAACGAGCGCGTCCATTAAAGGTTGGATGAGTTACTAACCCTTGCTCTGTAGAGATAGAGGAGTAAGTAATGTTATTAAAGATAGGACTGCCGATGTAGTCAATAGTTAAAGCTAAACCCGTAGTGCGGTTGAAGCTATCAAGTACTGGAGTGTTAGCTACATTAGACTCATACCCAGTACGAGGAACAATATTAGAGTTATCGCCAGCTACCTGGAAAAACATAGTAGAAGGCTCAGTACCAGGCACTACCCGAGCAATAGTCGCGTTAGAGGCTCCATGAAATAGGGCTTGTTGTAAGGCAATAGAACCGCTGCTTTTATCTTCACCATAAAGAGCAGCCAGGACAGAAACCTGATTAGACTTTGTAGGGGTACTGGGTCCGCGATTAAAGTCACCTACAATAGCATAACCATCCCGCCAGGGTGGAGTTACAGGAGTAGGTCCGATAATCTTCGAGTTAAAAGAAATATTCGGATAAGTATAGTCAGTCATACTCTTATGTACAAGGTATAGAAAACAGAGCAGCGAAGCTCTTATTCGATAAACAGCTACTCTATAATTAGGTCACTTTTGCAAAGAACATAAATAGAGCTAAGATAAACCACGGTTCACTCCTGCAAAAAGACTATCTGCTCGCCAGTCTCTTCGTTAGGCGCAGTAGCTGCAGAAATCTTAAACTCTGGCTGCGGAAAATTAAAGTCAGAGCCTCTAGGTGGCTCATACATCTTGTAAGTAAGTACTAAATAAGCTGTATGAAACACTAAGTTAGAGAAATCATTACCTTCCCAGTTAGGAGTTTCATAATTAACAGATAGGATAGTAGGGTCTCTAATGGCGAAAGGGCGGAGCTCAGGTAAATCTCTTATAACGCCGCGGATAATAGACATCCAGTCTCTTAGAATCTCTTCACCGGGTAAGATATTAACCTTTAACTTCTCCTCCTGGATAAAGTGCCTCTCAGGCTCTCTTTGATATTCATGTGGTGTTAACGCGTCTAATTTTTCGTTAGGGGCGGACTCTTCATATTGAAGGTAGCGACCGTAAGGTAAAATCTTTGTTATCTCGTTAAGGTAGGAAGAACGCTTAGATTCTATTATTGCTGGAGCGTTATAGGAAGGCTCTCGGTAATATAGTTGAACAACTAATTTTATCTCTGCCTCGTTAAGATACTGATAGTTGTCGCAAGGTCTACCTAAATGACTGTCTTTATACGTGATAGCCTCCCCCAACCCCATACTTCCACTAGGTAAATAAACAGCTAGGGTAAGTCCATCTTCTATATACTCTGTACCGGCAAATGTTCTAACACTAACTAAAGGTATTTTCCTAACAGTATTTCGGTCCCCTTCAATAAAAGGAAAATATACGCTGCTGTTAGTTACATCTCTATGTGTTGCAATAGCATTAGCTAAAGCCCTTACAACTTGCCGTTCAGTAGGATAAATAAAGTTCCTCATGATAGTTACAAGGTGTATTGCTGTACAGTACGGTCTTCATCTAGGATGTCTTGCCAAGGTTGGAAAGGTTTCCGAGCAATGACTTTTACTTCCTCTAGCGGGGCGTCTAAGTCTACTATTGAACCTAAAGCGCCCGGGTTGCGTACCTGTACACGTACAGAACGAGGTTTATCACTAAAGTCTGTACGGGGGGCCTTTAAGTCACCAGTAGCTACTTCAATACCTTCCGGTATAACTAGTAAATCCAAGATAATATAACCAATAGACTTAGAAAAACCCCAAGCAACCAATTCTAATGCTGACATGGGACGTAAAGCATCAGTAGAATCGTTGCGTATTACACATCCTGCTGCCTTGGTCTTTAAGTTAATCCTCGCTAACCCGTTCATTAACTGCACGGCTATCTGTGAATACCTAGAGTTATCTAACTCTACTTGGTTAGCTATAGAGTCGTAATCGTACAACCTAACGAAATCTTCTTCTATTTCCTCTTGCTCTTGGTCTAAGTACGATAAGTTAGGCTGCCAAGGCTGTATTCGGTAATGTAGCTTCGAGCTATGCACGGGTAAAGGTACACTTGGGTCTACTATGAGCTCACCGGTAGTTTCCTCAGGTATCAACCGATATGTGTCCTTATTCCGAAAGTAAAGTACAGTAGGTACATAATCGTCAGGAGGGCTAGACGTTGTAGCTCTAGACGAGGTAACTATAACAATAGAGCCGTTAACAGGATAGTCCCTAATACCCTCTAAGGTTATACCCCACTTAAAGGGAGTAAGTCCGTATACGGAAGTAGTGGGGTCATTCTGTGTACCACCTATTAAAAGGTTAGCCTTAGGTTCGTTAGCTATAGGTCTAGTCTGTATTCTTACATTAATAGAGTGGGCAATTATACCAGCAATATTATAGCGGGGGTAAAAAGATAGAGTATGGTAGTTAAGTCCAAGATGTTCCACAGCACCGAGTTCAGCAACAGCTAGTAGGGAAGCTTCCTTATCTAAGCTTGTATATTGATTAATTGCGTCTGCCAAGTCCGATACTAGGTGCCAAGTAGATATATCCCCGGTATATTCTTGGATAGTCATCCACTCTAAAGTAAAATGAGGGGAGTACCACTCAAGACTAATCAGCTGTCCGTCAGGGATAGTAAAGTCTAGGGGTTCAAAGTAAAAAGCAACAGGAGCATCTTCGTCCCGTTTTGCTAAGTCACCAGATGTTTCTTTAGTAAGGAGATAAGTCTCTACAATAAGAGCTAAGTCTTCTAAAGCATTTTTCCTTACTTGGTCAGCATATTCTCGCTGTACCTCAGGTAACCTAGCCAATAAGATAGCTGCTGTAAGAGCTGCGCTAACTCTACGAATACCGTCACTAAAAAGACCACTATTAAGATAAGTAGAAGGTGTACCCTCAACACGTGAGGGGTCATTAAACATGATAGTCTGTATAGCTTCTACACCACGGAAAAGACTGTCATTGGTGTTCCTATCTTTAGCTGCGGCTAAACGAGCAGCAATCTGCGGGTCTGCTTGTCTTGTAATTATCTTAAAGATATCCGCAGTAGTAGTCCTAGTTAACAAAACAGAATACTCCCGGACCATCTCAGCCATTTGAGCAAGGTCGGGAGCAAGCTGTTCTAATTCTTCTTCAGTTAACGAGTCTAGAACCTCTAACCCAATAGATGGAGTTACACCACTGGGCTGCGGATAACTAAATCGGTTCTGGAACGAATAGCTAACCGCCATATATACCTACCTAAACTAAATCAGTGTTTTCGAGGATACGTTCACATTCCTTTTGAATAACGTCGTAGCTAGGGTAAAGCTCTTGGATTTTCTTAACTAGCTCGTAGTCGTACTCACCTTTCTCTTCCATATCGGCAAGAACAGCCTTAACTTTAGACCAATGTGCCTTAGGGTCTAAGTCAAAAGAAGATTCTTCAGTACTTTCCTCTAAAGACTGTACAGGTTCTACAACAGGTTCTACAACAGGTTCTGGAGAGACTAACTGTTCGTCTTTGGGTTCTTCTTTAGTAACAGGTTTGGACTCCTGATAGTAAATAGGGTCCGGAGTTGTACCTGGAGCATACGGTGTAGCCCACTCGGTATGCTTGGTAATCGGGGTAAGTTTTTTAGTAGGTTTAACCACAGCGGTGACGTTTAACTGATGGATAGATACAGCCTTACCTTCTGGCTCAGAGGCAATTAAGGCGAAGTTATGCTTAGAAACTCCATCCAAGATTGCTTTAGCCTCGTGGTCTGGAAGGAGTAAAGTCTTACCCACTTCGTCATTACCAAACTGATATTGGCGTCCAGAGACAACCACACGACCAGGAGCTTTAACTAAAATTCTCTTAGGCATAGTTAGGAGATAAACAAAGTGGGTACTACTAGTAAACTACTTAAGGAAGCAGAGGTACTTGGTTAACATCATACAGGTTACTCTTCACACGGTCGAGTAAGTAGATGTTAGCGGGAGTCTGGGGAGCTAAGAGTAACTCATAAGTCCCAGAGGTGGCGGCGGCTGCACCCAAGGTGATAGAAGTACCACTTACAGCGCTAACATCAGCTGCGGTAGCAGCACCAGCAAACAATGCTGTACCATCGATAGACTGTAATTCTACAGCTAGAGCACCGATGCTACCAGCCGCTGCAATCATATCAGCCAAGATAGAAGCAGTAGCATCACTAACAGCGGCAGTAGTAGACGCGTTAGTAAGAGTAACTTCAATAGAGAGGGGAAGCACGTAGTAATAGAGAGACAGATGCCCAACTTCTAAAGAAGCAGTATCCCGCAACAATGCCTTCGAGTTAGACATAGTGTAAGGGGGATATACAGGCTCGATATAGACCCGTTTTTCTAGAGCATCAACGGTAAAGTTAGTAGCACTAACAGCAGCTAACGCCTCGTTACCCCAAGAGCGGTTTTTACCCGGTTGAGCAGGGAGAGCAGGGGCCTTAAACGTGGGGTCAAACTTAAGCCACTCGGAACCGTCATACTCAAAGAAGGCTCGGGCACTCAAGTAATCACCAAAGTTAATACACTCGGCATACTGCGCGCCAGAGGATACTGCGGCACCATTAAGGTAAGTAGTAGGCGCAGATTCACCTAAAGGAACAGGTTGTAGTAGACGGGTGGGATTCAAATAGATATAAAAATCATTAACACCGTTAATAACGGGTTGAGTTGAACCGGGGTCTACAACAACAGAGGCGTTGGAGGCCAAGACAGCCAGTTGACCATCAAGATAAGCCCTACCAGAGGCAACTGTGACAGTTTGATCCACAGGAGCAGCGGTAGGAGCAGCAGCACCAGGACGAGTCCAAGAAGGCAGAAAACCAGACTCAATTGAAGTATATTGTGCATAGTAAGATAAACCGCCAGCGCGACCAGAGGGCCAATGCTGCCATAGAAAGCGATATCCAGGAGTGCCTTTTAAAGGAATTGTTGTCATTGTAGTTAGAGGCTAATAATCGGTGGATTCAAGGTAGCTCGTGGTTAACCGGGAGGCCAACCACGAACAAAGAATTAGAAAGTACCGTAAGCAAGATCCGCTTGCAGGATTTGAGAGGTCCGTACATCGTCGGGCTCACACACATCCAAAATAGAGATCCACTCTGGATATACAGCAAAGGGCATAAAGGCATCCCCTAACTGCATAACACGTCCCGGAGGCGCAGGGGGTTCTTGGTCACCAGACATGCGCATATAAACACCAGGAGAACCGTCGGGAGATTCACCAACACAGTGCTGGGTCATACCCAAACGCGCACTACTATCATTCATGTGGGTAGCAGCAACAATAGCTACTTTATGGGCAGGCCACCAGTGCTTAATCTGATTATCTACCGGGTCACGGTATAAACCATTTACTACACGGATTTTCAGACCGCCAATGGTGTACAGGTCACCGCCAGGACCTAAGGTAACAAAAGTGCTAGGAGGCATATTACCAGCACCAGATACAAACTCAGCAGTAGAGTTGGTCCGGTCTAAGAACATAGCCGCGGGGACACCCATATAAGCCTTAACGAGGTTGTTCTCTTGAAGAACAGTCATTAAGTCGGAAGCAATAATAAGTTCCGTATACTGGTTCTTATTACGGTTAAACAGGTACTGCTTAACCATCCGGATAGTATAAGCCAAGTCGGCTTTCTCATCCGTCCAAGGAACGCCAAAACGCTCGTCGGTAGAACGGAACAGTAGAGCTTCCGGACGACCTTTATCGTTAGCCATAGGCTGGTTAGCTGCATAGCCATTAACGAAGTCGCCGGTAGTTACATCAGCATTAAACCCTTTATAAGAGAAGTAGTTCTCGGCAGGGATATTAGTGCTTACATCTACAGTGTAGTTAGTCCGGGGGTCCGTATAAGAAATACCACCTTGTAAAATCTTGGCACGGAATAGGTCAACAGTACGTTTATGGCGGTTAACCAGTTTTTGTACTCGGCGTTCAACAATTTGTTGAGGGCTCCATTGTTGGTTAACAGTACCCGGCTGGCGTAACTGGTTAATCAAAGCTTGTTCAATGAAGTCTTCTTCACGAACAGCTACCGGGGTTACGCGGAATTGCCGCATTCTGTCGTCTTCGATGAACCCACCACCAGGAACACCAAACCGGACAATAGGCATAATGCCAAGACCTTCGATAACCTGCTCGATCACAATGGTCCGCTCAGGAATCATAGTGTCAGGGAACAAGTCGTCGAATTGACCGGTTTCTACAATATCAAAACCACGCGCTAGGAGCGTTAACTGGAGACTACCAAGAGAGTGTAAATCACCTGTGTAGCCGTATTCAGTAATTTCGGGATGAAACTCTTGAGGCATTTTTTTAAACGATAGTTAATGAATAGGTAAGTCGGTTACAACGACTAAACAGGAAGATTAAACTCTAGACCTGCTTCTTCAGCTTGCTTTTTCAAGCGAGTCAAAGTCTTAGCATAAGGGTTAACCGAGGTATCCCCAGCAGTCCGACCTGCTCCAGCATCTACATGAGAACCATTAACGTTAGAGAACTTATGGGTCTCAGAAGTGGAAAGTTGCTCTAATAACGCCCACATGGTTTCTTCTGCATCAGCAGACATACCTTCTTTCATGCGCGTGCTGTACAGCTCCTTAGTCTCTGCAGAGATATTGAGCTTAGATAACCGAGTTAACTTCTCGGTTAACGCTTGTTGACGAAACGTTTCAGTGTGGGCAGCTAACGTAGTCTCCAAGTTGGAAAACTTCTGCACAAGGTCGGCATACTTCCGGTCACGGTCGGCAAGTTCTTGACGTAGAACTAAATTTTCGTCTTTAAGAGCCTGAACAGTAGAATCAACCTCTGCAATATTGGAGACAACAGTTGTCTGAGGTGGGTTGCTAAACTGCTCTTTGGTGCTGGTTTCTTGATTTACTTGAGCATCGGTAGAGCTAGCCATATTAGCCGCGTCTCCCGTCACTGCAGATGTGGGCGTAGACATAACGCAAGTTTCACTGGATAAATTAGTGGTATTAGAAGCACTAGCTAGTTCTTCTTCTCTATACATAGTCGATTGTTCAGAAAATACAAAACGGAGACTGTCTGCTGGATTGCTATAACGCTCTAGTTCGACAACTTCTACTCTAGGTAACTTAGTAAAAAACGGCTCGTTTGTTAAGGCATGTCTCTCTAAAACTGTGCCTACTTTCTCCCCGGTCTCTCGATTAGTACAATTCCTAGCTAACTCAGGACTAGCGTAACGGTACTTACCTTTCCGTACATCTTCTTTAACCGCATCATCTACGGGGTCATATAACCCAAACAAGTTATCCCCTTCTTGGATGATATCCTCTAAAAAGGCAACGGCAGCTTCACCTCCTACACTAAATAAGTTAGTGGCATGTCCTAAGTACAAAGGGGGCTCATAACCAAGCACACCAGACTTCCAGTTATTTGTAATCTGGTCAAAGTCCTCTTGGTCTTCTACTACCTCACCGTATACAGGGTGCTGCCAAGTACCAATACGAGAGATAGGGACCTTAATATACTCTTTACCTTTATACTCACCAACACTAGCTGGGGTAGAGAACACCTCGATACCGGTACTCTCTAAGTTCTCTTGTTGTGCACTCTCAGTAGTCATGCTTTAGTTATCCTCCTGTGGGTTTACAAAGGCTCCTTCTAAACTACCGTGTTTATCTTCGTAGAATCGACGATACTTCAGGCGTAAGAAGGCATCAGCATAGTCAGAACGGTTGCTAAATCGGTTAACCACCTTGTCTAGCGCAAGACTGGCTAATTCCCCATCAGCAAACGTAGATAACACGACCTCATAGTCTGCAACTACTTTGTCTAATGGCGATAACTCAAGCTCGTCATGATTAACTTCTTGCACTGTCTCTACTAACTGGTTACTATACTTCTCTGTGTCCGACCCCAACATCTTAAAGTCATCACAGGTATAGTTATAAGTAACTGGGAAATTATGCTTAGTACATGTAAAGTTAGCCACTGACTGATAATTGCAGTTACAACAAGCCTGAGCAGCTTTATATCCAGGAGGTACATCACCTACTACACCATGAGCAAACTTCTCTATGGACTTAACAGGCTCCTCCTTGATATCCGTTGTCTCTTCTTTTACCTCAGGGCTAGACTCCTCAGCTATCGTATCTACGGCAGAATCAACCTCTACTTGCTTGTCGTCCACCGATACATTACTGTATTTCTGTGCGGGGGCAGGAGACTTCACGTTTGAGTAACTGCGGGCTTGTACCGGCAGCGGCGTAGAACCAGAACTCTTAGCATCAGAATACGCGTATGACGCGGAAAGCGTCGCTAAGTCCTGCTTTACAGGCTTTGCCGGTTGAGCACTAAAATCTCGTAAGAACGTAATATCAGACATCTTCTAATTACAGAAAGCTAATTAAAAAGCAAATTACTGGCATAAACACCTATCGTTATCATACAGGTATCTTACGATTAACTATGAAAGATGTAGCTTACCTACTAGCAACCTTAGACCAACTTCGCTATACAGTTGAGATAATTGATGCACAAAGTTGCGAATTTAACGGGGATATCTGGATAAAATACACTGTCCGTAATAAGACTAAACACCACAATACAGAAGAATATACACGGCAGTTTAATGCTAAAGACCTAGCTTCTACTCTAAACTACGATTGGTCTAATATTAAACCCAGAATAAATACATTTGTTAAATTACTAGACTTAAAGATAATACTAGGTGAAGATATAGACTACTGCTGCTTTTTAAACTGGAAGCAAACCATTGAGGCTGAAGTAAGGTACGCAGAGATACAAGGGGACAAAGTAAAGTACCGGCAGCGCAGTACCACTAACCTCATACCAATAAAGTACAATCTAGATAAGGTATTGGCAGCGGAAGGTATTTTAGACGGACTCACAATACTAGACTATGCGGGGTCGCATTATACAGTGGTAACGCCAGCTAAAAAGGAGCACTTAACGACTGGGGTTTACTGTAGTTGCAGGGAGTTTATATCCAATAAACGGTGTAGCCACAGTAAATTAGTTAGCCTTCTACCGGAACACCGTAGATTATTAATGGAGTATAACCTGCTGCAAGTTAAGTTCTAACCACCAGTCTTCATATTCTTTTTAGTATCACTACCACTAGAGGAGTCTTTAGCCGGCTTACGGTCCTTCTGCTGGGGTTTACTACTACCTGTAGGGCGCCCAGCGGTAGGTTTCTTGACTGCTTCGTTAGGTACAGTAGGGGCTAGGGGAGCAATAAGGACATCGTCAATAAACTGCCGGTCCGAATCTTCCATCTCTCGACTACTAAGACCACCAATCTGCCGAACCATAGCCCAATCCATGGAGTTAAGAGGGTTAAGGTAGCCCTTATCAGTTAAACCTGTTACTACTTGCATAGTAGCTACACGATCTTCTGGGCGGTCACTAAACTGATGAGCAAAGCTTGGAGGAACCTTAGCCGAAGCCTTACTAAAATTCCACTGCTGTGTGGTCATTAAACACTTCTGGATTAAATGGTTCATTAAGACCTTACGTTCGTTATATACAGTCTTAAAGTAGACCTCCATACGCCGTTCCCGTGCAGCCTCTAAAGAGTTAGTGTCTTGAATAAGGAAATAAGGGACTATATGTCGGACAGACTCAGCGTCTACATAACGTAAGGTCTGTAAAAAAGTATCTCCAAAATTATCACCTAAAGCTATGCTGCCTATCTCGGGTTTATACTCTGAACCTGGCGTAGTCTGCGGTAAGATCATTGCCCTAATATCACCGTCATTAGACTCCAACTGCTCCTGTATAAACTCCAGAGTAGTCTTCGGTCTCTGGTCACCAGTAGTTGGGTCTACTACAATCTCGTCAGTCATACTATGAGAAGGTGTTCGGACCCACATAGCACGAGTACCTAAACGGTCCATAGCACTCAACATCATTTCCACCATGACCTCTTTGAGTCTAGACCACTTATAAGCAGGAGCAACTAAAGAATGCCCATAGTAGTTACCGTACTCAGAGTCTGCAGCCATATAGATATGTTTCCATAACTTAAGCTGGCGCTCTCCAGCAGGTTCTATGGGAGTATGCTGATAAATACCAGAGCGATGGTAACCGTCAAAAGTCTCGTTACCCTCGGTTAACATCCCCTTTTTATCAGGGTAAATAGTAATAGTAGTAGGATGGTAAGTAACAATATCCTTGATAGTAAGAGCGCCGAAGTTAAGATTATAAAGGACTTCAGAAACACAGAATCCGGCCCAGTCTTTAGTAAACTGTAGCTCCCTTAATATCTGCTCCCAGCTTTTACCACTCTCGTCTTCGAGTCTAGATAGATTATTACGGTGAAACTCCTGAATCTCTTTATCAGGATGTACAGGAAGCCCAATAGAGCCTACTATAGCATCCACCCGAGTATTAATAGCAGACTGTATTGTTAGGTCTTGCCTAACCATTTTCTCGTAGACGCGCATCTTAGCCCGCAGAGGACGTTGATAAGCGAGTAGTTGATTGAAAGTCCCTTGCTGCTTGAGTTTGTCTCTTACACTCCGTCGGTCTGCATACCGAACATTACCGGGAGTGAATGGGACAACCACTGAATTGCTGTTAGTTCTAGGCATAATAAGGCGATACCGGTAACATCACTAACATAGCTTAATGAGACTAACCTAGAAAATAGATGATTTACCAACCAATAAAAAACCTGAAATAGTTTATGTCTTCACTTCCGGAAACTATCACTATTGAGTCCTGCGATTTACCCTCTGGTAAAGTCAACGTGACCTTAAAGTGCCCACGCTACGGCGACCTACGGAAAGCTCGTAAACTATATCCTAACGAGACGGACAACCGCGGACGACGCAAGTCTCCTGGATATGCAACAGAAGAGCTCCTTATCTGCCAGCAGTTAGTAGATGTAACTGATAATGACGGAATTAGCTTGCTAGATAAACATAAAGCTAAAGACATCATTGACCGGCTTACTATCTTTTCTATCCCCGACCGTCAAGCTCTAATGACTATCTTCCTGGAAATCTTCTGGGTAGGTGCAGAACAAGCTAAAGCCGCCCGAGACTTAGCTAAGGAGTTTATGGTAACCGCTGCGTTCAACTTCCATATTAGTAAAGAACAAATGCCTATGGGAGAGTTTAACCTTTCCTATAACGCACCTAACACAGGCACTCAGATGGCAGCAGACCGTCGTTATCAAGGCGTGCAAGAACAAGGATGCACCTTAGAAGAATTCCTCTTTGCTATGTGCTTACATAGCACCAACGATGATGTAGTGGAACCCTCTAAAGATGTTATATCAGTACTTGACAGTTGGACTATTGCTGATGTGCAGTTCGCTAACCTGGTGTTTATTAACCAGTTTACTTTAGACGACTCTGAGGAAGAGAAAGCTAAAGAAGCGGGGAAGCGCTACTTGGAAAAACTTGGTATCAAAAAAGCAGAACCTTCTGGAGCGCTGAAGCGCCCGACGAAGTCTACTCAAGAAGCTACCAAACCCTTGTAGAGAATAACTACTATCTAGCTATGTGCCCAGGGTTTGCTAAGGTAGACCCTCTCTATGAAATAGCTGGACGCGCTTACAATATCCCTACTGGTTACGAAATCATTAGATGGGATATAACTAACGAAGAGCTAGAAAACCTAGTTCTAACTAGAGATACAGTATTTCAAGATGCCGCAAAGGTTATCTCCAAAAAATACAACATCAAAACCTGGGTGGGTATCAATCAGCTAGTTAACGTTAGTCTTAGTGAATGGTTAGGTCTTACCGAAGACCCCTTTATACGACACTATGGTTACCCAGATATCGTTATGCGCGCCGTAGCTATGGAAGTAGAGGATTTAAGCAATGAGCTAGATAAAAAGCGCAAAGACCAAGAACTAAGAATGAAAGAGCTGGTGCAGAAGCCTGCCTTAGATGCTTTATCAGCTAGCGCACCTAATAGCGCCCTCAGTAAAGTATTCCGCTAAAGGCACTACTCAATCTACAACACAGACAACACTACTCTGGAAGTAGCATCTTCGCTACTTCCTTTTGTATGGCTGATTCAGTAGTTACCAATCAATCCCAACTAATAGCCTTACTAGCTGACAGTAAGCTAGTAACTCACGTTAGTAAGGAAATTACAAAAACCTACTTCACTACAGAAATAACGTTAGCTAGAGCTATACAAGATGCGTTAAGCTCTGAAGGACATACAGTTGACCTAGGGTTAATCAAAGACTTTATTGGAAATAGACACCTATTATTAACACACTTACCAGAAGTAGCTCAGCAGTGGGAAAGATTAAATAAGACTAAGGGTGAAAAAACTAAGGTAGAAGACGTTAGCCCGGACATTCTAGAGAGTAACCCCACAGAAGACTTTCTAGGTGATATAAGACTAAATGCTGCAGACCCCTTCCGGGCTATGCGGTCTTTTGCAGATAAATTCTCCAGAGCGGAGATAAATCAATTTGGAGGTAGTTTTAGGTTAAACGCAGCCAGAACTACTGAAAGTTATAGAGCTCTAGGGGAATACTACACCGGCAGACTGGAAAAAACTATAAACAACACTAGCCAAACTTTTAAAAGTCTGGAGTCTAGAGCCAGTGTATATGGTGAAGTGTCTGGCTATTACAGCCGAGCTACAGAGTTAGACTACTTCTCTATGTTCACGCAGGGAGAACGGGGTAAACAAGGATTTAAAGGCTCTTTCTTCCAACTACAAGAGGTGAGCACGCTGTCTGCTCTGTATAACAGAGAAGGTAAAACTGAAGTAGCCACCCAAGTATTAACCGCTGCCGACTACAACGATGAACGGATTGATAGTCCTGTAAATAGTATTAGACAAATGGCAGCAAAACAGATAAAGAAAAAAATAGATATTCTGGCGGCTAACACTATCAGCCAAAATCTAGCTTACCGCTATAAGGATAAAACAAACCTTGAGGTCTCTGGAGTAACTATGGCAGAAGGGAGCATCCACGCGAAGATTGGATACTTCTACGATAAAGGTGAAGACGACGTTACTGGTTTTCTAGTAAGTACACAGAACATTACTCCAACACTGAGTAAGACGACTACTGTGGAAGACATGTTACTAATCAATAGACCTAATCAAAGAGAGGGTGAAGGCGACGACACCTATAACATGCGCCTAGCTAGCTATAACAAACTTGCTAAACAGGTAAAGGCAGCTAGCGATGCTATGTTAAGCCTGATGTCCACTAAAGAGGGTAACCTATACGACCAGTTTAATAGGTCAAAACAGTTTATCACTGAGTTTACAGAGCGTATTGGAGACCAACTACAGCGAGGAGTAAGGGAAACAGAAGGTGGTGTCTTTGCTAACCATGAGATACTACCAGCCTTAAAAGGTATTATAAAAAGTGCAGCAGAGAGTGAAACTAAACACGTAACAATGTCAATGCAGTATCTAGAAAAGGCACTGCTAGAGAGAAACGTCCTAGGTGAGGATACTTTTAAAGACCTAGAAACATTAGCTAAAGATAATAGACTACGTATAGGTGTTAGTGCTGGGAGCATAGGGGATACGCAGGGATTATACTACATGCTAAGTACCCTAGACAGAATGGAAGACGGCGAAAGTAAAGACTTTATAAAGAGTCTTATCAAAAACGACTCGTTTACCATACTACCAACCCAGCTACAACACAGTAAGTCACTGGCGGTCTTTGATAGGGAAAAAGACTCAGATAGGTTCAACTTAATTGAGTACTTTTTAGGGTCAGCTAACATAAGTAAAGCTGGTATGGCAGATATTGGCGGCACTACTACAAACATTGAAGTATCAATGTTAGTTAAAGGTGACTACCTAGACTTACTGTCTAATGAAGATAAAGAAGGAATAACAAGTAACTATCTATATGGTATAGGTAGAAACTTTAGTGAGGGGTCAAGAACCCAAGGGATGCTTATAGAGCGGCGCGGAGACGCTAAACAAGTAAATAATGCAATAAGTATGCTAAATGCACTTGGAGCTCTAGACAGACAAGACCCAAATAACAAAGATAAAACAGGAAGATTATCCTTCTCAAGAAGATATATCCTGGATAAAGACGCAGAAGCTGGATATAGATTAACGGGGATAGACGTTACTATCGGAGATGAGTCTAAAGGAGAAAGAACCTATAGTCTGGGTTTTACTGTGGGCACAGAAAGGAAATTTGTAAGAAACCAAGATGGAATAGGTAAAGTACAGGAAGTCCCAGTTCTGTATATAAACAAGACCCAAAGAATACTAGGTGGACTAATCTACAAGAATGAAGCACCTAGAACATTACACTTCCAGCAGTTTAACCTAGAAACTGGAAAAGTCAAAACTAAAGAACTTAAACAAGGAGAATCTTATCTAGCTAACGCTATTGATATACTAGGCGGACTTGTTAGTACTATGGATAGTTCTATGAAGTACGACGCTAACGTCAGGTCACTTGTTAGTACTTATAAGAATATAGACCAAAAAGACATTCGCTACGGTATAGACCGTATGTTAGCCGAGACTATACAGGTCGCATTTACTTCACTAAACAATAAAAAGCTCAATGTAAACGGTCTAGATTTGATAGACACAATCGGCGCTCTGAGAAGACTAAGTGATAAAGATGCTAAACAGGTATTGGTTAAAGTAAGTCGCATACTAAACGTAAGTAACACCGAAGGTATACATGGTAAACAAGCAGAATCTATTCGCGGACAGGAAATAGATAAGATTATACGGAACATCTACAGTGGTCTAAGCTCTGATAGAGGTACAGAACATTTAACTACAGACATTACAGAGCAGTTCTATGGACTGATTAGAAGCTCCTTGGGATTAGCTAACCTAGATGAGCCTAAAGCTAATCAGTTTACACAGATGTTCAGTGACCTTGCTATAACTGCACTCAAACATAGCGAGGTGGGATATAGAACTTACATTAAAGAAATAGAAGAAGGCAGAGGACAAATCTACCACCGCATGGTAGATGCATTCCAGCAACCACATACACAGAACTATTCACAAGGTCAAGCGCTACATGCTTTACCTGTATACGGACTAACTAACGTAGTAGACAATAGGTTAGCGGCGTTTATACAAGAGAAGACCGGATTAATACTTAATCCATACTCTTTAATGCATGGTGAGACATTAGGGACCATGAAAGACTCCCAAGGAAATATTATCCAAGGTGAGTATCTACGAGGTATCCAGAAAGGTGCTGGACGCGCGGAGACAGAACAATACTATGAAGCCTATGGAGGTCTACAAAAGATAGAGGGTGGAGCCCCAGTAGTGCATGACGCTTTTGGGCTAGCTCAAAGTATGCCTACCCTACAAGCTGTTACACGAAAAGAGTTTAGAAAGCGAACTCTAGATATGCTTAGAGCGTTAGGTACGGCGGAAGCAGATAACATAGCCTCACTGCTAACCTCCACAACGTTCGATAAAGTAAACAGCGAGGGTAAAAGTGGAGAGGATATAGAAAACCAGATTCTCTATTATTTCCCGTACGCTAAAACCGAACAGATTAGTCAACGGATGGGAAACCTTACCTCTACCCGACCGATGTTCGACGCGTCTAATTCCTTTATAAAGTATGCTCTTAGCTTCGGAGCATACGGTAGGTATAATCAGTTTAAAGAAGACCGCACTAAGATAATTGACGGTGCTTTACCTGGCTCTTTACCCGTACAACAGTTTGAGGCTCTACAACAAGAGAAAAAGGCTAGAGGAGAAGACGTTAGTTATCTAGAGATAGCTAAGGAGTGGTCAATGCAAGACGAGGGCCTCGGCAAAGGCTTCCTAGGTAGCGAACGCCCTAGACTTATCAGCATCATTATGGGTGCTACACAACTGTCCGACTACGGTATCTATAACCCCGAATATAACAAGGGTGATGAATCCCAAGGATTATACGAACAAGGGATGAAGTACCTCAAACCTCACCGTGTACAGGTAAATGGTACTTTGAGCAGTACTAGGACCAGTCCTATAGATTTAGCAAGGAAGGTGCAGGAAGTACTTAAACCAGGTACCATCTTCATAGCTAGAGACAGAGCTGTTGAGAGTAAAGACCTGCTTAACAAGTTTGCAGAGGATATACAAGTCTTACTTAAAAGTCAGTTTGCTACTGCAGCAAATGCAGATACGTCAGATTGGAAGATAGATTATACAGACTTAACAGAAGAGGGACTAATAGCTAAAGCTAAAGGACTAAGGGACCTATTAGAGAATAAAAGTGATATTACAGACTCTGACTTGTTTAGAGCCGTAACCGAGACGCTAAATGTTTTCAAGAAGTATCACAAGTCTGTAAGTATAGGTTACGAGAACAATCTAGGTAATAAAAAGATTAACTTCAAGATTCGTAAAGGGGTATATAGCCCAACGGACTTTAGCGAGAAAAGCGGAGTGTATACCCCGGCAGATCCTAGCCAAGAGATAAGAGGATTAAATAACACACTTGTAAGTATTGGGGATGTAGAGCCTGGAGATGCTCAATTTACCCTACGGGCATTTAGCTTCTTCGACGGGAACAGTGAGTATAAAGTAGGTCCTATGAAAATAGCAATACCTGCACATAGCGCCAGAGAGTTAAACGCCTACTCGGTATTAGGACATGTAGCCCTAAACTCTAACGCTAACAACACGTTCCTACTCGATGTGGAAACTTATACCGTCGAAGACTTCATGTCTGGTATGCGGGCAGGTACAATTCTACCTAAAGGACCTTTTAGAGGAGGTCGTAAAGAGCTCTTCGAGACTTTAGCTAATATATACGAAGGCGTTCCGACTAACCTTCTTCCTTCACATATGCAGCGGAAGAATATAAGCGGAGAAACCCAGAGAATATCCGCAGAAGATATTTTTGCTTATGTGTCTTCTAGTCAAATTAAAGGTTTTAACTTTGAGTTAGGCTTAGGACTACTATCCGGAGGAGAAAAGGGTAGCGGAGCTTTACTGAAAAGAATGAGAAGTGGTACTGAGATAGCTCAATCCCTCGCTTTGATGTTTATAGATGCTAAGGGTAGTACTATAGGAGGAGACAACAATAAACGACTGTTGCTAAGTAGACTGGCTTCGAGTCTAGAGAAAAGTGGAGACCAACAACAGTTCGCTACAGCCTTAAAGATAAGAGCTGGTAACCAACCCATCTCTGATAAATTTACTAGTTTTAGTGCTACACCCGGTATCTCAGGTTTATCTATCTTTAGTGGTCTAGCTAGCCTCGTATCTATAGATAAAGAAGAAAGTCTAGAGTCTGCGCTGCTAAAAACTGTAATTGAAGCGTTAGGTAACGAAGAAGCTGCAAAAGAACTAGGTAACCGCAGCAGTAACCTACTTGAGTATTTATTCAAAGCAGAGAACAAACTCTATATAACGGACGAGGGTAGCGATAAATTTACATTCAAGGATACCTTTGAGACTAAACCAATAGGACTATTAGCTTTCCTAGCTAAAGCAAGTTCTGATATATACGCGGATATAAAACTAGACGACGATAAAAATAGTCGGTATAACATCGGAGGACTAGGCGAAGCTGTAATGGATAGCCGTAATATCTTTGAAGATACGAGTCTGCTAGATAATACAGAGGATAAATTGAGTGGTGTATTAAGGATACTTAGCAGAGTAACAGGAGACAGCTCCATAGGAGGGCAATACCAACTAGGGCATAGACGGAGAGCTCTATACACAGAACTAATAAAACTACAGCAGGCTACTAAGGGCAATCTAGATAAAGCATTTACAGTTCATAACATGCTGTCTAGTGCAAACCTAGATATGTACACTAACGACTTTATTAAACTTCTTCAGTCAGAAGTGCCCGAAGATAGAATGTTAGCCCTGGAAGACTTAGCTAACACAGACTCGGTAGCTAGGAAAGTAGCGTACATGAAGAGTAATGACGCTAATATCCGCCTAGTGACAGAAGAATACTCCCATGGCTCAAGTATCTACGAGTTAGCTACTGTTAACTATACGGAGAAGATAAGTAAAAGACTAGGTAAGCCTATAACACAGAGAGAAGCATTAAGTCTATTAGAAAAGACTGAGAACAATGCTGAATTCTTTACTTTCCGCGCGGCATTAGCCGAAGAACTACAAAAACTAAACGCGCAGGTGGGAGAGCCTAACGAGGTTCTCAATAAACTCATGCAAACTAGTAATAACCTCTTCGGGATAGAAGGTGGACTGAGCGAGAGCGATATTAGAGACTACATGTCGATATTAAATAACGGAGACCCCCTATCCCAAGCTAAGAAAAAAGGGACTAGCGGCTATTACTCTGCATTAGAAGCTTACGCTGGCTTAGCCGGTCCGGTATTAGAGAATGCACAACGTACCATGGCTAGAGCCTTCGGGATTATCCTACCAGACCAGATTAAAATCCAAGAGATATTAAAACGAGCTCATGCTGGACAAACTCTAACAGATAGCGAAGTGCGTCTACTAAAAGAGACAGAGTTCTCTCTTGGTAGTATACGTGATGCTATACAACAACAAAGAGCTGTCCTAATGCCGGCAGAGTTTGCTATGAGTAAAATAGCTACACCAACCGGGAGTAAGAACGTAACAGCGTTAGAAGGACACTTAGCCAGGTCAATGACTAAACGACAGTTAGACCTATATACCTATAGCCCTAATGAGTATACCGATGTTAGCTCTGTACAAGAAGCTCTATTTGTTCTTGCCCGCATCTATGAGGGAACACTAACTACAGACAAACAAATTACGTCAAAGTATCAGTTAAAACTGCATAACTTAGGATTCGGTGCTATAGCCCCTCTATTAGACACAAGTGGTGAAAGCAGAAAGACAGTTAACAAGATAAATAAAGTAAAAGCACTACATAAAACAGAAGCCAGCGTAGTTGACTTCCTAGTTAACTACAACTCCATGTTCCGCAAGTCTCTACCAGGAGAAGATGTAAACATCGATGCTGGTGTAGAGTTGCTATATAAACTTACAGAAGGAGACGAAACTACGGTAAAAGAGCACATGGAGAAGGTTAACCAAATAACCTTAGGGGAAGTAAGCTCAGCTAGTATGTCTTTCGAAGAGCAGATACAGCGCCGCACATACCTGCTGGCAGAGTATATCTATGACCAACGGGGAGGACATAAAGTACTAGAGAGAAAAGTAGACGAGCAGCTAGGTAAATTTACGAACTTGGCTTCTACAAAAAGCGTAAAATCAGAACAATACATAGAAGAGCTAAAAGCAAAAACAGAAAGAACACCAGAAGAAGAAAGAATCCTACGGTTATGGGATACTTATCTAAAAACTAATAACTATGAGGAGATAGTAAAAGAAGAAAAGAGTATAATGATGCGCCAAGGAAGAGAGACGGAAATAGAACGTCTAAGCAGCCTTGGAGGCTTACGTAAGAAGATAGAGCACGTCCAAAGCACTAATGAAGGCAATGCTTACCTAGAGGCTATGAAAAGTCTCTACACAGTAGCTACAGAGCAGGCAAAGTATAGCCCAAATTCCAAAATAAGAAGCGAGGCAGAAAGACAAAAAACTCTACTTAAACAGTCTAGGTTTATCGCATTACCTAACTACAGCCTAGTAAGTAGTGATTTTGAAGGGAACCTAGTCTTAAAACACCGCTCTACTAGCTCGGGACAAGTCGGAATGTCTACGGGCGTTATCCTAGGTTTAGACGTCTTGGAAAAGATGTCTCTACTATTTCAGACTGACAGCCACCCAGCCTTAAAGGCACAACATCAATTAATTAAGCAACTATCAAAGACACAGAAGATTATAGACAGGGTCGAGAAAGAGATGCTGTCCACGGGTAAAGTTACAGTAACTCAAGAAGAATACCAAGAACTACAAACACTAGAAGACTTAATGGCTGCGTCTAAGCTAACTACGCTGGACATAATGCAAAACAAGAATAGTATCAGGCAATCCACGGCTAACCGCCTTAACATGATGGGGGCCTCGTATATTGCAGTCAACTCCTTACTAGTAGGTCAAGATGAAGTAGCCTTAGGCTCTAGAGCAGAACGGCACTCTGGGTCTGAAACTACAGGAGGCACTCTACGCTTTACAGGTTCTGCACGCCCCAGCTATAAAGAACTTGAAGAGTTAATGTATGACCCCAGTGGATTTAAGTTCCTCAGCATAGCTCAGAAACAAGTAGCCAATATACAAGAAAAGGCCGCCACTTTAGTAGAAAATGACCCTACTAGAATTAGACTCGAAGCTAAAGCACAAGCCTGGAATACTATCTTAGACAGCAATAGACAAAGTAGGCTGACCACCATAAACAACAGAATAGAAGAGCTAAACGCAGAAAAAGAAAGTTTACAAGCCAAAATAGACGAAGCAAAAGCTAATAACGGCGGAGCAGAGACTCTACAGATTAGAAACTGGATGGAGAACATCTCTGATATAGAAACTGACTCTAAGAACTTAACTGTCGCACAAGAACTAGCTGCAAAAAGCGAAAACTTAGTGTGGAAGCATAGCAATACTTTATCTTGGGACCAATACAAGATAATGAGTGGCATGCGGGATAAAATAGAAAAAACACGGCTATGGGCAGAGAGTAACACCGCCAAAAATCCAGGCTTAGATAGACTAGCCGATTTATCCAACCGTCTACTAAACAACGAAGAGTCCTTCGATAGACAAACCTATTTAGAGTGGCAAGCCGAAGTTAAACGGGTATCTAACCTAAAAGGACATCAAGGCAATGCCTTAAACGCGCATGGATTAACTCAAGCAGACTCAAAATCCGAGTTAAATAAAATTAAAAAGCGGGCTAAGTCTAACCTTAAAAGTTGGCAAAATGACTTAACCTATCTACAACAACTACAAGCAAAACAACCCAACGCTAAAATAAAAGGCAAAACTATACAGAGTATCATTAACAATAAACTGTCTAATCCGGTATTAACCCCCTACATAATGGGGGAAGATAACGATGCTATACGGGCTAAAGCAACCAGTATAATAGCCTGGATGAATAAGGCAGAGCAGAACTTAAATATATTAACTACAGAGCAACAGGATATCTTTAGACAAGCTAGAACTTCTATGTATACCGCTGCGAGCTCTCTCCTTAATGCTGGTAACCCCAGTGGTAGTGAAGCTTACGTAGAGTTAGATGTGTACAGAAGATTTAATATAGAACTATCTAGCTTCCAAAGTAAAATAAAAAGCTTCACTATTGACTATAAGGAGTTAGTAGATGATGGCATGTATAAGAAGTTCAACGCTATAGAAAAAACACTCCGAATGGGTGTATTAGAGCTATCTCCTGTAAATAGATTAAAAAGAATAGAAATAGACGCTAAAATGCTAAAAAGTTATGAAGCAGATATAATTAAGTACCAAACTAAAAGAGATAAACTAGAAAAGAATAAAGACATCATTAAGGCTACCAATCTAAGGGAGGAGAATATTAGCCTGCAAAGAAACCTAAAACAACAAGAAACTGAGCTACGTAAACTAAACGATAAAATACTAAGTATTAAACCAGGTACGGAAGAGTTTACGGCAATACTTTTAGAGCAGGTCCAGTTAGACACAAAGATAGCTGAGACAAGAAACAAACTAAAAACCACCCAAGTAGCGTTAGGCAAAGTTCTACAAAAAGATATTAATGGAAAAACAGTAGAACACCGCCTACTACTGTTGGAGGGTGGAATAAACAAAACTGGAGAGTATATATCTAGCTATAATGAACAGATTAGTAATCTTAGCCAAAAACGAGATGCCTTAAAGAGCAAGTTCGAGTCGATAGAAAAGCTAAACCAGTGGGTAAGTAGACTACAAGACTTAGCAAAAGCCTATGGAAACAAGGACTATAAAAACATAAATAGCAGCTATGTAATACAGAAGCTAGAGTCCTCTGGTGTACGGATGGACCTATTTGAGTTAGAGATAATAACAGGAAGCCGAGTATTAAGTAAAGATAAGAGAGACATACTTGCTGAAGTAGACAGAAAAGCATTACAAGCAGGTATGCAAATAGGTCGTTCTGGCGCTCTTTATGGTTCTTTTGATAGTAGTAGGGGTGGAGCAGCCGGGATAACAGGTGTAAATCCAATAACCGCCGACGAGATGTATAACTCCCGTATACGTGAGACAGGTTCGTTATTCGGTACGGATACTAACTCTTCTGCGACTTTAATGATGATTAGCGCCTTCGGTTTCCAGTATGTTGGACTGGGAGACTTCGACGGTGACTCCTACCAAGCAGCATTAACCAGTGTTACCAAGATTAGAGGTAACATAGCTAGACTTACCGAAGAAGAACGTGACTTACAAAGAACTATAGCCGGACTGAAAAAGGCTAAAAGCACCGCTATAAATAAAGAAGAAAAAACTAAACTTAACCGCGAGATACATACATATCAAGCACGATTAAAAACAAAATCCGAGGAGAAAGCGGAAGCAGAGAAGAAGTTAAATACTGTACGGCAACAAAGCAGGGAGTCCACCGTAAATAGTATGGACGAGGCTAGAAAAGGTATACGTGCTTATACCATGGACTACCTTGCTTTACCTGGATACCTATTCGGCAGTAACGAAGATGGTGACAAGTTTGCATTTAAAGACTCAGACTTAGCAGGTCTAGTTAAGCAGTTCCGAGACACATTAGGGGGATTATATGACCGTAGCGGAGATACAGATAATGTAGTGGGTGGCTTTGCGTATATTAGACAAGCTAAAGAAGGAGAAGATAAACTGGCTAATACTAACTTTACAGTTGACAAAGAAGCTTTAATAGCAGAGAAAGGCCAAGTTGAAGCAGCACGCCTTGTTGATGCTATAGGTACTTGGCATAGCCGCTATGTAGAACACAAGGCTGAAGATATAAAGCTAGAAGAACTTAGTTTAGAAGAATATCAGAAACAGATGGTAAGGTGGGTTCCCCAGGTAGAGTCTGTATACATGACTATATCTACTGCGGGTAAGATTCTAAAAAATTCTAGCGGTAGCCAGATTAGCAGCACTGACCTACACTCTATCCAGAGTTTAATGGGACAGACCGGTGGCGGATTACTTGGTAAAGTATATAACACCATCGTACCTAGTGTTACAGGACGTATTGGTGACCATCTTATGAATCGTCTTATGAGCGACGAAGTTTCACAAGACGCGCTCACTAACGCTGTAGACGCTCAGCTAAGAGCAAAGCCTAGCGCTAACCAGAAAACTGCATCTAGTAAAGACTATACCTATACAACAGAAGTTAACGAAGTATTAAAGAACATCAAAAAGAGAACTACTGGAAGTACACCCTGGGCAAGTGTCCAGAAAAAAGGTGAAAAAGATGCGTCTACTGCTTACCGCTTCTTACTTGGAATCCAGCAGTTTTTACGGGACGCAGCACTGAAGCCTAAAGAGGGAGCCGGATTAGTAGCAGCCACAGGAAACTTTAAACTCAGTGACCAGGCTAAAAAGTTAATAGCTGATAAAGGTATCAAGGGTCTCACTGTAGAATCCCTATCTAAGTTAAAGGGTTACGATAGCATACTTGCTTTGGAAAATGTAGCCCGCGAACATAAAAATGGCAGAGATTTTCTAGAGATAGTCTCTCAAGACTTCCTAGGTAGTGCTGCTAACACTGTCCTTACAGACTTATATGGTGAAAATGAGTCTAAACCAGTAGATGAGAGCATGACAGCATTTGCTATGCTCCGATTAATAACAGACTACGCCGGAGGTAACTCTAAAAACATGGCGGAAATGTTCGACGCAGATAAATACCTCTACGCACCAGCATTACTACAAGCACATGAACGATTAAGCGAAGGTAAAACAAACCACACAAGAGAAGATACCGTTAAACAAGTAATAACTTCTTTACTAGGAAAGTTCCAGTCAAACTTTATAGTCAGCTCTGTAATGGAAGGCGGTAAGGGTATTACTATCGACCAAACTGAAAAAACACTATTAGCACACAAAATAGAGTTAAAAGTAAAAGACGGCGTCTACAGCCTTGATACTGAGTCCGAAAAGGCTACAAAAGGTGGAAAGCAAAATATCACAAATCAGGTACAAGAGGACTTAAACGCGTATAACCAAGTTGAAAATAAAAACCTAACAATAGGAGAATGGGTAAAACTAGACCAAGGTAAAGAAAAACTTTATGAGTATACCAAAGAGGTTAACACTGTTCAGGGTAAGTTAATCACCCACTTAGAGAAGACTGTAGAAGAAGTTAATAAAGACATAAAAGCAGGAAAGATAACCAGCCAGGAAGCCAACAAGCGTATAACCGAGACCACCTTCAAGACGATTGTAGAACATACAACAGGAGAACAAGGCGAAGCTCTAATAGAACAACTAAGCAAACTACGTGAGTTCAATAAGACCGTAGCAGAAATCAAAGAGTTTGGAGATACTAGTGAGACTAGAAGTCATCTTTTTGAGGCGTTACACGCTGCTAATGTTGGAGCACAACAAGCCTTATTAGAAGATGCGGCGGTTACTGGTATCTTTAGTAAAGAGCTGCAAGCCTCTACTTATGCAACAGATACAGGTAAGCTGACTAACGAAAATCTATACCGCGCTTTTAGCACAGGCATCCTTGCTGTTACTGACGCTGTTCAAAAACAGGTAGATAACGGGAGTATTTCTGAGAGTGAAGCCAAAGGTGTATTTAGTTATCTAGCTATGGGGGGCATGTTACCTGAAGCCATACAGAAGAGCTATGAAGAACAAGAAGCCGAAATAAGAAAGCGGTTTGGTAATAATGAAGAAAGAGCAGACGAAGCCATAGGGAAGTTTAGGGTGAGCTTCTTAAAAACCTTAGCTGCTAGTAATGGAGAAACACCTAGCATACTAGAGACTATTGCACAAAATAGCGGTTATGTCGCGGCTACAGCTAATTGGAGAAGTATAGCTGAACAGAGTAACGCAATGTTAGATAACGCAGATAATCTCACTGCGGAAGAACAAAAACAATATCTAGACTTAGCTAAAACATCTATCTCTAAACTTGAAGAGATAGAACAACAACAACTAGCAGCAAGTGGTAAATTAAGTTCTACACAACCATCTGTAGAACTACCTAAGTTACCTGATACAACTACTTCACAACTACCGGGAGAAGCTCCTAGTCTACCTAACCCCACACAAACTCCAGAAGAAGTAAATAAAGTTGTAACTCCACCGAGTTTAGACATGGGAGGCACACCAAGCCCTGAACAGGTATCTGTGCCTACTTCTACACCTGATATTGCTGGTATAGGTAAGACCACCGCTAAACCAGTGTCTACTGCCGGTGCTCCAAATAACCCTGCGTTTATGGACGCAGAAGGAAACAGTATACAATCCTCACAAATGTGGAATGATGTAGAAACTGCACAAGTAGCCATACATAACTTGGGAAGGAAAGTGCAAAACAGATGGGAAGTAGAAGAAGCAGTAGCAAATAGGAAAAAACGAGATTCCACGTTAAGAAGGACGTTTAGTATCGCCGAAGGACTAAGTATCCTAGCTGTCCCTACAATCTTTGCCGCTATACAAGGTGACATACCTCTAGGTGAACAGATACAAGGACTTGCTTCCGGCACAGCACAGTCTTTACTAACCATGGGGAGTTTTAAAGAATCCACGATAAACTCTATGGCTAAAGGAGATATTGCTGGACTAGAAAGAATGCAAAAAGCAGCGGCTAAGTTAGAGCACGCTCGTATGAGAGACTACTTTAGATACTACGATTCTCCTACAGAAGCATTAGCTCGTAGCTTCGGCAATGAGTTAATGATTCGAGGTATGGGCGCTATAGGTAACGAATTAGGTACTCTATTCGATATAACTAGAGGCATAGACCCACTACTAGCTAGTGAAACCGGAGCGGGTAGACTTATTACCGAAGTAGCTGCCGGTATGATAGGTAAAGTCGTTAGTGGAGCTTTGACCGGCGCACCTGTAGGTAACTACTCTTCTACACAGACTGATATAACCCAAGCCATTATGGAAAACGCAGCTAAATCTGTACAAACTATCCAAAACTATATAATGGATAATTTGTCTAATATAGCTAGCGATATGGATGATGACTTTAACCTGTGGGTAGGTCAAGAAGAAGAAAATAGCACTACTGTAGCCTTAGACAACCGTAGTTCCGGGGATAACTTTAATCCAGAAACTAAAGTCGCTCTTGACGCAACAGAGTTCGTACAAGTAGTCCAGATTGGAGAAGAGAGCGTAAGTCTAGCCCAAGAGCTTGGACTTATTAACTACGACGCTGAACCTTATGTATAAATTATGCTAGATAATACCCAAACCTACTTGACTAGTATGATAGAGCCTTATTTCTATCAGGAGTGGACACACCACGACATCTATACGTTATGCAATAAACCTTATAAGATAATGTTCGGCTTTGGTAATGTATCTCCATGGCAGTTAGATATACTAGCTGACCCTGTTCAACCTTTTAATACCAAACAGCCCGAACTATTCGGCTACATAGAAGCACAACCAATCCCGGTACTACTTATACCAGAAGAAGAAGCGGACAATTATACAGCAACATTTAAAGTTAAAGGAAATTATTATCTTGCTATAGAACCTAAGGAAAATATCATAGAGACTAACGGGTGTAATACAGTCCTGTTTAAGGGTACTCTAGACCACGATAAAGTTAATGCCGTCGCTAGCCCTAATAGCTATCGCTCTGTTGGTGTATATATAAACAGTGAGTTAAGTACAAACAACATGGAGCTCCTAGAAGAACTCTTTATAAAACAGACCGCTCCGTTTATAGATAAAAGTCAAGCACGAGGAGACTTACTATATCTACGACACCTCGATACGCCAGCATATATCACTCCTAGATTAGTAGAAGAAGTTATAGAAGTAGTTACATTCGGTAATTAGAAGACTAATGGCTAACACTAATGCTCCACAGAAGACTATAAACGCCACCACTAATAGTGGTGTAGATAACTCTAACGCGGCAGTATTAGCTACAGTTACTGTTCCAGAACCGGCGCCAATATACCAAGACGATGATGATTATACTGAGTTTACCGGGGATTATGATAGACGGGTATACCGCGATAACCAGAAAGATATATTTACCGTAGAGTTTACAGACCTTAAAGGGAAAAAGGGAACATTCCACTTTGATTTACTGCCCGCTATAGAAAATCGCGGTGGTGGTAATACCCGCTCGGGTGATGTCCCAGAAGCTAAAGCAGGTATCCTACGAATGCTGGAGACTAGACATAAAAATATAGTAGTCCCAGGTGCTACACCAGTTGTTCAAAGTATAGGTATTAAAAGCGCTCTAGTTAATCTCGTTGGCTGCTTCACTGGAGAAGAAGGTAACTCCGCAACCTCTAAGACAAAACGTGATGTCCTTATTCTGGAAAACGGTGACCAAACACCAACTTCTGAAAATGCTTATGTTAAAGCAACCGCTTTCCATAATGAGGTAGTCCTTCCTATGACACCCGTTACTGTTACTGTTCAGGCATCTAAAGGCTCAGACGGTGTAATAAAAATGGTGTACACAGGCGTCATTATTAAATTTAAAGACTTCGCTGTACGTAGTAATAGAAACTACTACACCATTGACTTACTCGTTACTTCCTACGCCGCTCACCAAGTTAGCACCGTAGCTCCTAAGTCTGATGTAGATAAAGCATTAGAAAACGCTAGCGATGAAGATAAAGCCGCTATTAAAGCAGCACAAGATAAAGTTAATGCAGATACGAAAAAACTTGAAGAGGCTCGTGAAACACACGCCGCAGCTCCTACTGCTAAAACAGATGATGGTAATCCAGTCGATACTAGTGCCGCCGCTCAAGCAGTTAAAGATGCTAACGATGCACTAGCTGTATCTAAAAGCGAACTTGATGCCGCTGTTAAAAAAGCTAACGAAAATAAAAAACCTAAATCTTTTTAAAAAACTACACTACCCATGACTACTAACTTTATTAAAGCCGTAGATAACATATACTGGCCTATGGGTGGCTACAATACCATGGTGACAGTGATACCTGAATCAGAGTTGGCAGACGCTGTAACTTTTAATGGACCTACATGGTACGCCTCATCCCTCTATACAGAAAACGGACCTTACTACTTATTCGACTTAAATGAGGTGGGTTATACCTCTGGTCAACTATATAGAGTGTATAACGACAAGTTTAGATTTCAATACGCCGCGCGCGCTTATAAAGATA